CGCACTGTCGTCGAGGACGGGTTCACCCCGACCGCGTCGCTGGTGCGGCTGATGGAGTCCCGCAACGTCGGGCAGTGGATCGAGTCGAGGATGCACCTGGACTTCACCACGCAGGCGGACGGCATGTTCGGCGACGGCCGGCTGTCGCGCGAGGAGCGGATCGCGATGAGTGGCGCTGTTGGTGCCGCCTTGGACGCGTTCAGCACCAGCCTTGAAGCCGCCGCGCCGCAGCTGTACACCCGCGACCTGTGGGAAGACCCCGAGACCATCGCCGCCGCAATCGAAGCCGGCCTGAAACCCACCACCGCAGCCGAAGAGGCCGCACCCCCAAACGTTCCCGGCACACCGCCGGGCCCGCACAAGCACGAGGAGAAGGCAATGACTGACCCCGCCGCAGAAGCCGCAGGCGCGCCCAAGTGCGCCACCTGCGGTGATCCAGCGTTCAACCACCCCGGTGGCAAAGCGTGCAACTGCACCGGTTGCGACTGCAAAGCCATGGTGATGCCCAAGGCCAAGGAGTCCGCCGCACCCGCCGACGACGGACAGCTGAAGGTGATGGAAGGCCAGCGTGACAGTGCCCGCACCGAACTCGCCCAGTTCCGTGCGCAGGCCACCGCCCGCCCCATCGCAGTCCGGCTCGTCGGCGAGTCCGCGTCGCTGCCGCCCGTGGTCGCCGCCCGCGTCGTGGAGGCCGCCCTGGTCTCATTCGCGCTGACCACCGACGGTGTCCTCGACGAGGCCGCGTTCACCACGGCCGTTGAGGCTGCCCGCACCGTTGCCGAGACCGAAGTCGCGCAGATCGCTGAAGCCCTCGGCGCAGGGAAGATCACCGGCTTCGGCCACAGCACCACCGAGCAGACCGGCCTCACCGAGGCGCAGCGCGACGACATCTACGCCACCGCGTTCGGCCGCACCACCACCGTGAAGGGAGCCTGACATGGCCGTGAACGAGGTCTACAACGACGCCGACTCCCTGTCCCTGCCCGTCCTGGCCGGCACCCTGACCGGTGGGAGCGTGAAAGTCGGCGCCCTCATGGGTGTCGCCCTGACCAACCGCGCCACCGCCACCGACATCGGCGGCGGTAACGCCATCGGCAACGCCACCGTCGCACTCAAAGGCGTGTACCGCTTCAACGTCGTGGGTGCCATAGCAGGCGTCGGTGACCCCGTGTACATCGTCGCCGCAGACAACACCCTGACCGCGACCGTCACCGGCAACACCCTGTTCGGGTTCGCCGTCGCCACCCAGGCCGCCACCGGCATCATCCCCGTCCGTATCTCCCAGGTCTGAGAGGCCACACAATGTCAACCAACACGGTCGAGCGGACCATCCTCACCGGGGACGCCGCCGCGTCCGCGGCGAGCGGGTACGCCCCCAAGCCCCGCTACACCCCCGCCTACCAGGCCCGCATCGACGAGGCCGCTGTCCTGTTCGGGCACGCCTGCAACGGTTCGAAGCGTGCGATGCTCACCCTGTCCGAGTCCCTGACCACCTCCGACATGCCATCCCTACTCGGTGGGGTGTTCGCCCGTGAACTCCTCGCAACGTACGAGCAGCTCCCGCAGGTCTGGTCCGAGTTCGCATCCCGGACCGTCGTCAACGACTTCCGGCCCAAGACGATCATCGACCTCCTCGGTGGCCGTGCCCGCCTGGACCCGGTCGGTGAGCGTGCACCGTACCCGGCGCGCGCCCCCAGCGACGGGAAGTACGCGTTGCAGGTCGGGAAGTTCGGTGGCCGCGTCCCCCTGTCGTGGGAGATGCTCGTCAACGACGACCTGGGTGCGCTGCGTGACCTGCCGAACCGGCTCGCCCAGGGCGCCCGGGACACCGAGGACTACCTCGCAACGTCCGCGCTGCTCGGCGCCGGTGGCCCGAACACAGGGTTCTACAAGGCCGGTAACGGCAACGCCCCCATCACGGGTGCACCGTCAGCGCTGACCACACAGTCCCTCTCCGACGCGCTGATCGCGGTCAGTACCCGCCGCGACTCGGAGAACCGCCCGTTCCAGATCAGCAGCTTCGTCCTCATGGTCCCCCCGGCACTGTCGGTGCAGGCGAACAACATCGTCAACGCCTTGGAGATCCGCGACATTGTGGGGACCCGGACCACGATCGTCGCGAACTGGCTGAGCGGGAAGGTCAAGGTTGTTGTCAACCCGTGGATCCCGGTCATTGACACCTCGGGGACCGCTGCGTCGACGTGGTACCTGCTGCCGGCACCGTCCACTGCGCGGCCTGCGTTGCAGGTCGGGTTCCTGCGTGGCCATGAGGTCCCGGACCTGCGCACCGCTGCGGACACGGGGCAGAGCCTCAGTGGTGGGTCGTTGAGCCCAGAGGACGGGTCGTTCGAGGACGACACGATCACGTGGCGTATCCGGCACATCTTGGGTACGACGACTCTGGACCCGATCGCGACGTACGTCTCCAAGGGCGCCTGACCCGCGCCTGCGCCGCCTGGCCTTTCCCCCTGTGGGGTTGGGCGGCGCAGAACCCCACCCCCTTTTCTTGTCAGCCTTGGGAGGCCCGCGTGGCGATCGACTTCACGACCCCTGCGGGGCAGCTCAGGTTGCTCATTGCCGACACTGACGAGGCGAACCCAGTCCTGGACGACCCGTCTGTCAACGGGTTCCTTGCGTTGAACCGTGGCGTGGTGCGCCGGGCTGCTGCGGATGCGTTGGACGCCATCGCCTCCTCGGAGGCTTTGATCAGCAAGGTCATCAAGACTGCTGATCTGTCCACGGATGGTGCGAAGGTCGCTGACTCTTTGCGGGCCCACGCTGACCGGCTCCGGGCCCAGTCTGAGGACGAGGACGACTTCGCGTTCGACATCGTGGACTACGACCCGAACGCCGGCGGCTACCGCCGCGCTGAGTACCCGGTCTGGGGCTTGTAGGTGTCGCCTCTGCAGTCTGGGCGGGTGATCCATGCCCGGTGGTCCGAGCACCACGCCCCTGTCGCTGAGGGCGGGATGACCGCGACGTGCCGCATCGTGCGCCCCACCACCGGCACATCGTGGGACCCGGTCACTGAGTCCACCATCCCCAACCCGCCCACCACCGTCGTCCCCACAGGGACGCGATGCCGGGTCCAGGCGTTCACCCGTCGCGGTCAGCCCGCGGCGCAAGCCGGGCAGACCGTAGCGGAAGGCACCTACCTCGTGGCGCTGCCAGCGTCCGCGCCCGCGGTCGACGTCGAGTGCCGGGTCATCATCGAAACCTGCCCCGCAGACACCGCACTAGTCGACGCGACCCTGTTCATCGAAGACGTACAGCACGGGTCTGAACGGTTCCAACAGGACCTCGCCTGCACCATCAACCTCGGATAGGGGGCGCGCCGTGGGCAGTGTGAGCATGGACGTGTCCGGGCTCAACCGGCTCGCGGTCGACCTCGGCAACGCACCCGCCCGGGTCGTGCCCCTGGTTCGCGCAGTCCTCGAGAAGTCCAGTGCGGACATCGAGCGGGACGCGAAGCTCTTCGCACCTGTAGACACGGGCAACCTCCGCGCGAGCATCAGCACCACCATCAAGGGGCTGTCCGCTGAGATCGGGCCGACCGCCAACTATGGCGGGTTCGTCGAATTTGGTGGAGCGACCCGAGCACCTGCCGCATACCTTGGACCCGCCTATGACCGCCATGCTGGGGCCTTCGCAGACGCGCTTGGGAAGGTCGTTGGCGGTATACTTTGAGCACGTAAAGTACCCCCGCGATTCGGCAGAATCCGGGGGCGCGACCGACATTGGAGTGTCGATATGGCCAACGCTATCTGCTCAGTCACCGGGTGTGAACGCTTCGGGCGTACCGCTCGGACGTTCTGCCTCACGCACTACGCGCGGTGGCTGAAATACGGACACACGAACGATCCCCAACCACCAACGATCGAAGAGCGGTTCTGGGCGAAGGTCGACAAGAACGTCCCGATACCTGATTACGTTCCGGACTACGCGCCGGAGCTTGGCCCCTGCTGGATCTGGACGGGCGGCACCGACGCCAACGGGTACGGAATCCTTGTGGAAGAACGCCCAGAGCAAGACGGTATGCGACGTCGCAAGAAGCATCTCGCTCATAGGTGGGGATTTGAGCGCTTCGTAGGCAAGGTTCCTGACGGTCTAGAACTTGACCATCTATGCAGAGTGACTGCTTGCGTGAACTTCGAGCGACACCTAGAGCCAGTGACACACAAAGAGAATCAACGGCGTGGCACGTCGCCAATGGCACTCAATACCCGTAAGACGCACTGCCTCCGGGGTCACGAGTTCACCATCGCAAACACCTATGTCGGACCGACCGCTGGGGACAGAACTTGCCGGGAATGCGCCAAGCAGCGCGAACTTGCTAGGCCACATTGGCGCAAACGTGGGCGGCACGCCGCCTAACTAAACCATCACTGAGAGGCTGGCGTCCTGTGACCATCAATGTCCTAGCCCTGCACGACGCAGCCCTTGCCCGCCTACAGGCCTGCACGAACCTCACAGTGCTGGACGGGTCCGTCGACGACGCCGGCCAGCCGGGGGTCTTGGTGGACCCTGACGGGCGCGCGCACATGTACGCCGTGCTCTACGTGAGCCCCGGCCGGAACGTGCAAAGCAACCTCGCCGGGACCACGGGGCACCTTGCGTGGTCGTTCCAGGTGACGTGCGCTGGTGGGGACGTGAACCGGGCGTTGAACGCCGCAGTGAAGGTCCGGGCTGCGCTAACCGGGGTGCGCCTGACGGCCACGTCTGGGTGGGTGAGGGAGTCGACCGACCCCGGCACTGTCCGCGAAGACCCCGGCGTCCAGCCCAGCCGGTGGTACGTGCCGATCCTGTTCAACCTGTTCGACGTCGCTTAAGCCTTGCGTTTCCGCGCACGCTCCCTGACTTCAGCTATGGCGGCGTCGACCTGAGCGACCAGAACGCTCGGGATGGTGGTCGGCGCCTTCGATTCCATCCGCCTCCAAACGTTGTCCACCTCTTCGCTTGACGCGCCCCTGTTTAGCGCAATCGCGGTCAGCGCCCAGATCACGGTTCCGCCGGCTTGTTCACTCATGCCCGCATCATCCCGCACCTGCCACACCAACCCCCACCTGAGAGGCAAACCATGGCGTATCTCGCCGCCCAGCAGATCGCCGTCACCGGGACGGCACCCGTGTATGGGGCCGCCGCCGCTGGTGGTGACACCGCAGCACCCGACGACCGCACCTTCCTCCACGTCAAGAACGCATCCGCTGGCGCACTGACCGTGACGCTCGTCGTGCCCGGCACCACGTTCGCCCAGGCCAACCCTGACGTCGCGATCAGTGTCCCCGCCTCTGGGGACCGGCTCATCGCGATCCCCTCCGCCGCAACCGACCTGGCCACCGGCCTCGTCGGATTCACCTACAGCGGCGTCTCGTCGTTGAGCGTCGCACTCGTGAGGATCTGACATGGCTGAGGTAACCCGCTGCCACCACCCCGAAACCGGTGGCGAGGCCGAGCTTCCTACTGACGTCCTCGGGGTTTACGCCGCCCTCGGCTGGGAGCCCATCACTGGGGTGTCCAGGTCGCGTGACGAGGCCGAGGCCGAGCGTGCCCGCGCTGAGGACGAAGCCGCAGCGCCCACCCCCGCACCACCCGTTGAGGCCGAACCGGCCGCACCTACCCCTGAGCTCCGGACTGCACCAGTGGCCCGGCCCACCAGCACCGCTGGCCACGCCGGCACAAAGGAGAACTGACCATGGCTGACCTGATCTCTGACGGCAAGATCCGCGTCGAATGGCTCGCGAGCTGCGCGAACATCAACGCACCCACCGTCGCCGAACGCGCCGCCGGCCTGCGCCTGGACACGGTGATGACCCCGGACGGGTTGAAGACCGAGTCGAAGACCGCCGACGTCGACAACTCGAGCTTGTCCAGCACGTTCGACACCAAGCGTGCCGGCCGTCGCGGCTTCACGAACAGCGTGAAGCTCAAGGCTCAGGACGCCGCGGACACAGCGAAGAGCACCCTGGTCTACCGCGCCAACGGGTTCCTGCTGGTGCGCCGCAACCTCGACGCCGGGACCGCCCCAGCCATCGGCGACAAGTGCGAGGTCTACCCCAGTGAGTGCGGCTCGCGCTCTGACGGATACGGCC